ATGCTGAAGGCAATATGCTTGATGCTGGTATTGATGCCGATGAAGAAGGTTATTTCAGCATCACCAAAGGTGGATTGGCTGAAGTGTCAATTGTGATGCAACCAAACAATCCAATGGCTAATATCAGCAAGTTGGAATATTTCCGCGAGGATGGTTCTGCTGATTTAAAAGTATTTGAAAAAGCACTGCGTGAAGTGGGCTTTTCAAAAAAGGATGCGACAAAAGCCGCATCCGTATTTGGCAAGGCAATGGGCAAGCGAGATGCGAAACCTGATACTGCCGAACCGAACTCCGATACGCGAGAGGCAACATCGGGTGCGGCTGATGACATTCTGGCAGCACTTGAACAGCGCGAGTTGTTAAAAGCTCTGGAATCCCGTTTGAAATAACTAAGGACAATCATGGATAAAATTATTGAAAAACTCGATTCCATTGAATCGAATCTGAAAGAAAAAGCAGAAGCACTGGTCACAGAAAAAGTGGCTGAAGTTTCTACCGCTGTTGAAAATGCTAAAGCAGAATTTGCTGAAAAGGTTTCTGCACTGGAAGCAAAGGTTGCACAAATTCGCGTTCCTGAAATTGTACGTCCAAACAAAGGCATTCAAGTTGACGTTAATCGTCGTGTGCGCGAATCGCTTGCACAGTTTTATAAATCTAATTCCCGCATGGAAAAAGAAATTAAACTGTTTGAGGATGCTGCTGAATACGATGCCTACATGAAAGAAGCATCGGCACTCACCGCTGGTGGTAACAATCAAGGTGGTCGCACTAGTTATGATCCAGTATTTGCTCCGTTGCGTTTGGCTAATCCAATGCGTCAAATTTCGCGTCAAGTTGCTACTGATGGTTCTTCATATCAGTTTCGTGCAAAGACAGGTAACGCTGGTGCAGCATGGGGTTATACCATCCAGAACAACGGCGCAACCACAACTGAAGACACAACCATTTGGCAGTTGATTCTGCAAGATATTAATGTGCAGTTTCCAATTCGTACTGCTGCGTTGGATGACATCGACGGTCTGGAAGCAAATGTTGTGTCGGATATGCTGCTGGAATTCTCTCAGTCTGAAGCTCTCTCAATGGTGCAAAACAATGACCAAGCGGCTCAATCTGGAACTAATCCTTATGGCGGCACAAATGGTCTGCGCGGTCTGGATCAGTATGCTGGTTCTGCTGCAACTTATGCTGGCGGTTCTGTCACTGCCGCAGCTTTTGGCAGTAGCGGTACTGGCAGCAATACTGGTCTACATTCGCTCGCAACTTATGACCAACTTACCACCAACGCCAATACGGTTGGGGCGGGTAATATTTCTTACAAAGATGTTGTAAATCTAGTTTATTCGCTGCCACAGGAATACTGGACACCCGATGCCAAGTTTATGATTAATCCGGTTCTGCTTCAGCAGATTCGCGGTCTGGTTGATGACCAAAAACGCCCGGTTTACATTGACGGTCTGGCGCGTGAAGATGGCATTGTTGGTACGCTGTTGGGCTTTGACGTTATCGTCAACAAGTATTGCGACACACCTTCGCAGTTGACCACTGGATCGGCTGGTACTAATAGCCTGTACCCAATGTACTTTGCGGATTGGACTCGTTTCCATACTACTGTTGATCGTCTGTCGATGGTCATGCGCCGATACGATCAGACTCTCCCCGGCTTCATCACTTTCTTTGGTGAAAAACGTCTTGCAACTTCGGTTGTCAATCCGTTTGCTGGTGTGCGTTATCGTTCTACTGGCACATCAACCTAATGATGCGGCTTCCCCGGTGGCGTGTGCTGCCGGGGTTTTTTGCTAAATTTGGGAACAGAAAAAATGAAAGCCAACGAAAAAATACTCTCCGGCATTAAACAGACGCTAGAAACTGGCGACAGAATCACCATTGATTTGCGCGAGGCTTCTGCTCTTACCGGCAGCGGTTCTGGCGTTGGTGGTCAAACTTTCTTTGATGATGTATTTGCAGCGTTTCGATATGCCAATCCGTACCGTTTGGGTGCGCGGCAAATTAAAACCGCAAATATGTCTGACATTCAATTTGTCGCTAAGACAGGTAATGCGGCAAACAGTACAAACCCGTGGGGTTATGTATTCACGCCTAATACCGGATCACCTAATATCAACACTTCGATTTGGCAGTTGCCTACGCGAGTTATTACCGCACAGATGCCAATTCGCACAGCGGTATTGTCAGACGTTAATGGACTGAATAACGAACTCATTGAAGATTTGATGATGGAATTCGCGCAACTTGAGGGCGCGTCAATGGGCTTGAATAACGATCAAGCAGGAAGCACCACAACTAGCACAGGCGCGACACTAGGTTTGCGCGGTCTTAATAGTTATCCCGGCGGTGCTGGTGCTGTATCGGCTTTTGGCACAAGCGGCACAGCAATTACTAATGGTCGGCATACTATTGCCACAGTCGGGGCAACGGTTGCTGGTTTAAGTAAATCTAGTCTGTCAGAAATGCGTCTTGCGCTGCCCGGTCAATATTGGAATTCTCCGACAACCGCATGGATGATGCATCCATCTGTGATTGATGTTTTGACCAAAGCGGTATCGGCTGGCAATGTTCCATACTTTGTGGAAACCGGCACAAACAATGGCGGTTCTGTGGTCAATGTATTTGGTTGGCCTGTAATTCCAAATCCATATTTAGATGCTTGGACAACGGCAGGTAATATTTCTATTTATCTTGCTGATTGGTCAAAGTTTTTGACAATTGCTGATGTTGAGGAAATGACTGTTCAGGCAATGGAACAGAGTGCGCCCGGTTTTATAACGATGTTTGCTGAAAAGCGCATGGTATCTACTGTGCGTGATCCATTTGCCGGTGTTCGTTTGATTGCGACTTAATTATGCCAGTTCAAGAGACAGGACTAGGATACGCTCAACTTGCGCCAACGCGCAACCCGTTCAATTACGATTGGTTTGAACAGACAAATCGTAATGTTTCTACGGGTTGGTTGACATTATCCGAAATTCGGGAACAGCTAAATTTGTATTCTGACACAAGTCAGGATACTTATTTGACTTCGCTTGAACTAGCAATTCGCATGGCAATTGAAGATTATTTAGGTGCGCCAATTGTGACGGTGCAATACAAATCTTATTATGGTCTTTCTGCTTTGTACGGTTCACCATTGTCATTGGATTTGCCTGAGACATCACAAGGTGGCGTGACCATTAATAGCGTTCAGTATTACAGCGATGCAACACCAACGGTGCTGACAACAGTATCGGCATCTGCTTATTATTACGATCCAACAGGGCGCAAAGTAATTTGCTCTGATCTGCCGACAAGCATTAACACGCAAATGACTTCGCCAGTAATTGTGACGTATACACTTGCGGCATCACCATTTGCAACATATCCGGTTATTAAACAAGCTGGTCTGCTTTGGTTTACGCATTTGTATAACAGCAGGTCTGCGGTGGGTGATACAGTCGGCGAAAGAGCACAGATACCATTGGGCATTGATGTATTGCTGCGCCCATATAAACCGTTGGTGATGTAATGGTTGCAAGATATGAGGAAGCACAGGTCTATACTTTGGGGTTTACAACTTCGGCTTATGGCGATACGGTAACAACAAAGACTTTAAAGTTTCAGAGCAAAGCAGAAATTAAAGAAGTAAAAAACGATTTAAGAATCACAGAAAAATATCGAGTGTATGCTGGCATAATTAATTTAACTTTTAATTACACACCATTTACGCGAGATATGTACGACAACCAGAATTTATATTCTATTGTTTGGCGCGGATTAGATTGGCGAATTGATAGCGCAATGGAATCAAACGACAGAATGAAAGTGACGTTTTTGTGTTATCACAATGATCCATCAACACAGGTTTAAACAATGGCTGGTCAAAACAATGTCAGTGATTACGCACTAGCAATACAAGCGCAACTGACATCGACAGTTTCGCCGGTTCCTGTATACGGGTCATTCAATCGAAACTTTGCATCACAACAGAAATTTGTAACATGGAATTTGCGTAATGTTCATCAACCAGTTTATACGGGCAATACGCAATCGGTCAAAGGAATAGACAGACCAATATTCCAGACCAATATATATGCTGGCACATTGCAAGAAGCATTCAGCATAGCAAACACGATAATACAGGCATTGCATGGATACAGTGGGCAGTTTGGTGGGGTAAGTGGATTTTATGTAAGTAAGATTGATATTGATTTTTTGTACAACACATATGAAAACGATATTAATTTACATTCCATTTATCTGGATTGCACAATGGACATTCCGACATAAAATAACTTTTTAACTTTTTTGAGGAATTAAAAATGGCACTTCCAAATAAAGTATTGCCGGGCTTTTCGGCTTCGCTATATTGCCAACCAACGGCAACACCAACTCCATTAACAGTCGCGCAATTGTCGCTTGTGGCAAGCGTATCGCCTATTGCTGTAATTGGTAACCTGCTGCCCGTTGAGGCGATTCCAGCATTCGGGCAGGATGATGGGGTTGCAAACTTTTCTGTGGCTGGCGCAAGACAATCCGACAAAATCCCGGTGCAGTCTGCGCCTACATCCTTGTCAATTACTGCCGCATGGAATCCTTCAGACGCTAACCTGCTGCTGATGCGCGGTGATGCGTACAGTGGGGTTGTTGATCGTACATTTGTGATTGCTGCTGTTGATGGCGCAAATATTGTTTACTACGCATTTAATGGTCGCGTAAGTCAATTTAATATTGATCCTGCGCCGGGTGCAGAAGCAAAATGTATGTTTACAATTCATCCTCGCGGCGGTCAATTTGGCTGGTCAAATAACGTCTAATTAGGAAAAGATCATGGCAATCCCAAATAAAGTATTACCCGGCTTTAGCGCATCACTTTGGATGCAGTCGGCGGCAACGCCTACGCCATTGTCAACGGCCAACCTGTCGGTATGGGCTGCACAGGTGGCGGCTATTGTCGGCACATCAGCAGGTGGTACAGGTGTAAACGGTGTTGCGGTTCCTGTTGAGGCGATCCCGGCTTTTGGTCAGGATGATGCAGTGGCAAACTTTTCGGTTGCCGGTGCGCGTCAATCGGATAAGATTCCTGTGCAATCTGCCCCGACTTCGCTATCAATCACGGCAGCATGGAACCCATCTGATGCTGCGTTGCTTCAAATACGCTCAGACGCATATAGCGGCATTGTGGATCGGACTTTTGTTATTGCTGCGGTGGACGGTTCAAACACAATCGCTTATGCATTTAATGGTCGGGTTTCTCAATTTCAAATTGATCCTGCTCCCGGCGCAGAGGCCAAATGCGTATTCACTGTACATCCTCGCGGTGGTCAGTACGGCTGGTCTAACAACTAAAACAATTGCCCCTTCGGGGGCTTTTTTACATGAGAATATATGACAACACAAATCAACAACAACAGCGATTTGCTTGGGTATTTGCTTGAGCAATCGCTGATTGCACCTAAAAGCTGGTTCGGCTTTCCGCAACAAAAACTGACGGGCATTTCGCTGGTTCATGCTATTGCAGCGAATCATGCTGATAAAATGACACCGCAAGAGATTGTTCAATACGTATCTGATTTGAACAACGAAATATATAACGGCATTATTAAAAAAGGATAAGATATGAAACTGTCAGAAATTCTAAAAATTAACCAACAAGTTTTAAGAACTCGATCATTTGTTTTGGGTGGTCAAAACTTTAAGGTGCGCGTTCCATTGTCATCTGAAATGGAAGTTATAAACAAGCGTGTTTCTGAAGTTGATATTACAAAAAAAACGGAAGAATTAATTGCCCCGCTAATTGAAAAAAAAGAATCATTGCAAAGTGAATCAATTGTTTATCTTGATGATGATGTAATTGTTGACGGTCGATCAATAAAAGACTTGGCAAAAATTACTGCTCAGACAGAACAAAGAGTTTTGGAAATGGTTAAATTGCTTGTGCCGGAAATGGAAGGCGCAAGCATGGACGAATTAACTTACGAAGAAATTAATAATGAGTTTCCGTTTCCTGTGCAATTGGAATTGATGAAGAAAATTGCAGAGGTAATTTCGCCAAGTTATGAGGAAACGAAAAAAAACTAATAGGCTCATTGCGTTTGCAGACTAGAGCATATTTGCTGGCACATGGCGGCGATCCAGATGCAATGAGCGAGGATGATTTTAATATTGTGATGGTTGCATTAAATGATGGCTTTATAGGCAACAAGGTAATTTTAAACACGCTTGGATTACTTACTACTGGTGTTTTTAATTATATTCGCGGAAGCAGTTCTAAGGCATATACGCTAAATGAAATTCTTGGTTTGTCTTATGAATACATTTACAGACCATTGACTGAGCAACAAAAAGCAAATGAGGCAAACAAGCGGTTATTGTTGTTTATGCAGATGATGCCCGGTGCGGAAGGAAAGTTTAATGTCAAAAGCTAAATTTGAAGGCTTTGGAGAATTTCAATATTTGCTCGATCAAATAAATCAAGAGTTTGGGGTGCAAGACGCACGAAAAAATGTTTTAGTTCCCGCTGCTAGAAATGCGATGAAGATTGTTTTGCAAGCGGCAAAAAATAATTTGTATCCCGGACATGGTGAAGACACGGGTCAATTAAAAAGAACGTTGCAAGTATCAGCAAGACCAGTAAAAGGAAAAGATTTGCGTTCTAAATATGTTGATCCCGGCGATATTGTCATTGCCACAGTAAGCGCAAAAGTTGTGAAAAAATTTGTTGGCACTTCAGGCGGCGGCATTAAAAACATAGGCGATGTTTCTGATGCAAGAGCAATTGCTGTTGAATATGGGACAAAAAATAAAAATATGAGTGTGAATGTTTCTGGCATGAGCAAGCGTTCTGCCTTGGCGGTACAGCGGGAATTAGGTACTGTGCGAATGGCAGCAAGACCATACTTGCGCCCGGCGATGGAAAAAAATCGT